AAGGGCCGCTCTCGGTCGACGGCTCCCCCCACGACGACGAGCGCACCGCTCGACCGACGCCGGGCGTACCCGCATCAAGCGGGCGCGGTCATCCGCGATCTGCTCGCCCGCGGCTGCCGGTACGTACTCGTCCAGGACATAGGAGCATGACCGTGGCAACGCCAGAGACGGAGCCCGAGACTGTCGTCCTCGACGAGCGTGCCCTCCAGGTGTTCTACTGGCGCGTCGGGCATCTCGACGAGCTCGGCTTCACGCTCCGGCAGGCCCGCAGGCTCGCCTCCCGGCCCGACATCGTCCATGACGCCGCGGCCCTGTTGGCGCAGGGCTGCCCCGTCTCGGATGCCTTCGACATTCTGAGCTAGGCCCCCGCTCGTCGTCCGCATCCTGACGTAGCCTTCTAGCCCGACGCACCACCGTGACACCTGCCCCGTCCCGTCTTCCGCCGTCCACGCGGTTGCCGGGCCGGGGCGCTTCCGTCGTTTTAGGGCGCAGCGCAAGTAGGCCGCGCCACCGGAGAGAGCTGCCTGGAAGAGCAGGCGCGCCTCCGCGGTCACGTCGTGGGCTATGCCGTTCTCTTCGGTCACAGCAGAGTTCCTTGCCATTGAGGAAGCAGTCGTAGATACGGGTCTTCGAGTTGTCTAACCTGCTGATGAGCTCATACGGGGTCTGTGTGCAGGCGGAGGGCACCGCGCCGATGTCGGCCTCGATCTGGGCGGATTGGTCACCCGATCCGCCGCAGCCCGCGAGCGTGGCGAGGGCGGCGGCGAGTACGAGCAGGCGCTTCATGTGGTGCCTCCGTTCGATGGGATTGCCTAGAGTCCTATCGGGATGCGATGATCGTTGACTGCGGCAAGGCCCGACCGTGGACGACCTCTATGAAGCCCTAGCCGCCACCCTCATCGCTCTGGGGAACGTTACAGCCTCCATCGCTTCTCTCAGTTGTGCGAGAGCCAGCGCGAGACGGGCAGGCTGTACCTTCGCCAGCGACGGGTGCCCCCAGATCCAGAAGCGTGACGCCGGGCACGGCTGCCATGATCCGTTCGGCCTTGGCCATCGTCATAGGCCGTTTGCCCGTGTTCATGGCGCTTAGGTCCGGCGCAGGAATGCGCGTGAGGCGCGCCAGTAGCTCCCTACGCTCCTTCGGAGCATCCAGACGGCTCCAGATAGGGCGGATTCGTCCTATCGCCTTCCAGGAGGTCGCAAGCACGCGACGTAGCGTAACGAAGCGGACATAAAAATCTAGACGCGAATCCTTGCAACGTAGCGCGCTACGTGATACAAGTGCGCTACGCATGGATTCGGCACTGGCCACTGAGGAGCTCCGCGAGCGGATCAGGCTCGCCCCGCTGCCGCTGATCGCAGGACGTGTACGGCGTGCTCGCCGCAGCCTGGGCCTCTCGCATGACCAACTCGGCGAGCGGATGGGCGGCGTCTCTCGCCAGCACCTCATCAAGCTTGAGCAGGCGAAGCATCGCCCCGGCCCGGACATGCTCCTACGGATCGCGGAGGCAACAGGTCGCCCAGTCGACTGGTTCCTGGATCCCGAGGTGGATCCGAGTCCCTTTCCGGACGACGGAGCCGAGTGACGTGGTCGACGTGCTGATCCAGGCGCTACAGGCGCTGAAGGCGAACGGCCGCGAAGAGGTACGGGCGTGACCGCTCTCGTCTGGATCACCATCGGCCTCTGCGCCTGGCTGCTCGCGGTCGCGTCGATCGTGGCGTTCTTCTCGGTTGCGATGCGCCCGATGAGTCTGACCGCCTGCCTGGACCGCGACCTGGCCCGGAGCGTCTGAGCCGTGGCCGCTCCGCTTCCGAACGTGTGGCGCGTCGACCACGAACCCTCGTCGTATCTCGGGTTCGGCCTCGCTATTCAGCAGGCGACCGTTCGTGTCTCAACACCTGACGGTCGGCCGCTCGGACGCGTGTCGGACGCTCTCGGCTGCACGGGCGCTGATTCGTGGCTATCGGAAACCTCTCGGAAGGAGCACGACGTGACGCCTGACCGCAAACGCAAGCTCCGCTACTACGCAGCACTCATCGACCTCAAGCAGGACGACTATGGCAGCGAGGCATCCATCGCGGCGAGCCTCAAGGCGCACTCCGTCCTTGACGAACTCGAACCGCTCACGGACGCGGACTACGGCGTCATCAATCTCGCCAAGCGCGAGTACCTGTCCGAGCGTCTTGCCGCCGGAGCTACGTCGTGACCGATCCTCGTTCCGTCTCCGACGCCGCGTTTCTCATGGAAGAGACGGACGCCTCGCTACGGGCGATGGTCGATGCCCCAGTCGGAGAGCCCGAACCAGGCATACCTCCTTGGCCGCCGGCGCGTCGACCGCGAGCCGGTACGCGTAGTCGGCGTGCCGTTGCGCGTCGCGCACTTCGTCGTCACTGAGCTCTGCGGTCTCGCCCGGAGCCAGCACCTGACCACTGGCGAGATCCTGAGGATGGTTGCCCACCCACTTATACTCCACTTCTCTCCTCCTTCTGGTCTCGCCGCCTGGCCCGGGAGTGCTTACCACAACCACAGCCAAGAGGACATTTCGGGGAGCCGTTGTTCTTGAGAGCAAGCCGAGCGAGCACTCTGTTCTGGGGATTGGTGAGAGCGGTAACTCTCATATGGCAAGAGCGACAGAGACACTCGCCATTCTCCAGGCAGCAGTTCTCGTTATTCCCGTCCTTGTGATGCGCATCGACTTGAGGACCGCGACGACCATCACCCAACTTCTTCCGGCGCTCAGCAAGTGGCATCGCAGTACTGCCGCACCTCTCGCAGCGGTACTTGGCTCGTAACTTCACGAGTGCGTACCAGAAGCATCGGCTCCAGCTGTTCTTTCGGGTCCACCTTGAAGACGACCAACGTCATCCTTCCGTGTCGACGCTGGGATGTGACAGTGGCCACCAGCGGCCAGTCGCTACCCGGCTGGGTAGCAGGATCAGGTGTTGCCACCGGAATGATCGCCCCGGTACTGGGGCCACCGAACCGGTTCACTACGCCATCAACCTCGACATCAAAGACAACCTGACCAGCACTAATGGTCGAGCCGTCGGTGAAGGGGAAGTTGTCGTCGTAGCTTTCATCCAGCCAGGTTGTCGCCAGAGGCGAATCCTCCCAGTGCCTGCTTCTGCAGGAGAATGGTGCGGACGATTGC